CTAACACAATCCGCTTTCATCACGAGAACGTACTGCCGACTGAACACGAGGGTCTAATGATCGGTGGGCCAGAGAACGGTTTTAGAAAGACGTATCAATGGAGCCAACGACCGCATCTATCAACCGTCGATTATTATAAGGATGTGGTACTGCCTAAGATCCCACCTAAAAGCTTTATAGAGGACACTTTTCATGGCACCGTTCACAATGATTGGGCTGACAAAGGCTTACTAGGCTGGTATAAACACCGTCTATGGATCTATTACCCTGAGAATGGTATCCAAAGATCCTATACAACAGACGGTAGACAAGGTGGTAAAAAGTTTACATCTGACGATGAGGTCTGGCAATGAAACTTGGGATATTAGCCTACAGCTCAAAGACAGGACTTGGCTACCAGACTCTTGATTATTACAAGTATCTAAACCCTGACAAAGTTATGCACATTGATTTGTCTCCGTTAAATGGCGAGAAGCAAAACTTAGACTGGTATAACGAACGCATCACACAAAGAGTCGTCGGCTACCCACGAGAGACTGATATAGACCAGTTTTTAACCGGCCTTGATGTAGTTTTAATGGCTGAAACACCGCTGAACTACAACCTATACGCTAGAGCAAGACGCATGGGAGTTAAAACAGCCACCGCATACAACTTTGAGTTCTTTGATCACTTCCTACATCCTGAATACGAACTACCTGACCTCTTGATAGCACCGTCAATGTGGCGATTCGACGAAATAGATAGACTCGCCAACGCACGAGGCTCAAAACATATCTATCTACATCATCCAGTAGACCGACAGCGTTTTAGTTTTAGAGAGCGCACAGGCAACAAACCAATTCACTTAGCCGGCAAGCCAGCAGCGCACGACAGAAACGGTACAGACGATTATTTGCAAGCGGTACCAGACGGAACAGTGATTACTCAATCTGAAGAACTAGCTAGAAGATTAAGAATGCAATATAGAAACTCAAGGATAGTAACAGATGTAAAAGACCCTAAACAGATTTATGACTTCGGCGACATTATGGTACTCCCTCGAAGATATGGCGGTAATTGTCTGCCATTAAACGAAGCCTTGTCTTGTGGAATGCCAGTTATTATGCCGGATATATCGCCTAATAATCATCTGCTACCTAAAGAATGGCTAGTGCCGGCCAGTATAACAAGCCAGTTTGAGCCAAGAACTAAGGTAGACATTTACTCAACAGACATACAAGCCCTAAGAGATAAGATCGAATGGTTTAGATCACAGGATATAGCAGTACATAGTCAAAAAGCTAACGAGATTGCTGATTCTATAAGCTGGGAAACATTAAAACCTAAATGGATAGAGGTATTGGAGTCACTATGAAGATCTTATGTGTAGCCCAGGTAGAAGATAGAACTAATCTTGATGCTCAGATACTTAAGCAAACCGTACAGCCCGATCGGGTTATATTCTATGTCGATCCTGCTCCGGCAAGAGGTATAAACGAAAGACGAACACGTATAGCAGATAATCACAGACGATTACAAGACTTTGTTGTGGCATATAAGCCAGATCTAGTATGGCAAGTCGAGGGCGATGGAGACTACCCGGAAGATTGTCTAGAGCGATTACTAGAAGATTACGCAATGCTTAAAGAAATAGACGACGACAACTTCGGATATGTATCAGGCATTCAAGTGGGTAGACATGGACTCTACTGCCTGGGAGCTTGGCGAAACTTTACACCCGATAGCTTTGAGAGCTTAGACTATAAACTAACAGGCATTCAAAAGGTAGACGCCACTGGTTTCTATTGTTTATTAGCCGAACGTGATGTTTGGTTGTCTGGTAAGGCTAAATGGAATGGTGAGCCATACGGCCCCGATGTTGCATGGGGACTTTCGATTGATAAGAACAAATATTGCAACATGAGCTTGGACATTGGTCATATAATAAACAGTGGTATAATAAGATCAGAACATATGAGCACTTGCAACGCTCAATTCTACCTTGAGGATAGTAAATGGAAGTATAAACAACTATGAAAATATCAGACATAAAATCAAACCCTAATAATCCTCGAATAATTAAAGACGAGAATTTCAAGAAGCTAGTACAGTCTATAAAAGACTTTCCAGAGATGCTAGACGCACGACCACTGGTACTAAACAAAGACAACGTCATACTCGGTGGCAATATGAGGTTCAGAGCAGCCAAAGAAGCTGGGCTTAAAGAATTGCCTGTTAAGATCGTAGACTGGTCTGAAGATAAGCAAAAAGAGTTCATCATCAAAGACAATGTATCTGGTGGTGATTGGGATTGGGATACTTTAGCGAACGAGTGGAGTGCCGAAGATTTAGATAAGTGGGGGCTTGAAACACCTGATGGTTGGGGCGAGCCTGATGAGATCGAGGAAGATGAAGCACCAGAAGTATCTGATGAACCGCCAGTGAGTAAGCTGGGTGAGATATACCAGTTGGGGCGGCATAGGGTGATGTGTGGGGATAGCCTTGATGCCGGTAATGTATCTACTCTACTCGAAGGTGGCAAGGCAGATATGGTATTCACAGACCCTCCATATGGAGTGAGCTATACTGGTGGATTACAAAATACTAGTAAGGGCTTGAAGGGTAATGCTCGTCAGATGATTGATAATGATGATATAGACCTATACGAAGAAGCGGTCAATATCTGCTCGATGTTTAGCAATGGTGCGGTCTTTATGTTTTATGCTGATACTGTACCCTTCGGACTGTACAGAGGTATCGAAAAAGTAAAAGGCGATATAGTAGCTCTTATTATATGGAAGAAGAAAGGCGGATATGGTGCGCTCGGTGCGTCATACAAAGCTAATTACGAACTTTGTTTGCTCTGGAAGCCTAAAGGCACAAACCTCAACTTCATTGGTTCGACTACGGAGAACAGGATATGGGAGATAGACAAGGAAGGGCTTAACAAGCTTCACCCTACCCAGAAGCCTGTATCAGTTCCAGCAAGAGCTATAAGTAATCACGGTGGGAAATCTGTGCTAGACCTATTCCTCGGCTCTGGCTCTACCCTCATAGCCTGTGAGCAGACAGACCGTACTTGCTACGGCATGGAGCTTGACCCTAAATATGTGGATGTGATTCGCAAGCGGTATGCCAAGTTTACCGCACCAGACAATCAGCTACCTGAAAACTGGGAAGAACTAACAAAGGAGATAGCATGATAGAAAAAGTAAACCCTAGCCACCCAGACAAAGTAGCAGACCGCATCGCCGGTGCATTGGTAGATTATTGCTACACACAACAAGACAATCCTAAGTGTGCCTTTGAGGTTCTTATCGGTCATGGTATAGCCACAGTCATTGCTGAAACATCAGTTAAGATCCCATACGACGTAGTAGACAGTATTGTTGAGCGTCTAGCTGGCGACATAAGAGTCAACTACGAAGAAGCCCCACAAGATACTGAACTAGCCAAGAACCAGAGCGAACAGGTCAAGGCCGGAGACAACGGTATCTTTAAGGGAGTGCCGGTAAACTACGAAGTAGCAGAGCTTTCAATCATTGCTAGAACAATCTATGGTAGATATCCAACAGACGGTAAGTACATATTAAACGGCGATCGCCTTATTGTTTGCCAATCTAATGCAACCGACGAAGAGATTAAAACAATGTATAGCGAAGCCTACGACTTAACCGTTAACCCTCTGGGCGAATGGACAGGCGGAACAGACGTTGATACTGGTGCTGTAAACCGGAAGCTAGGATCTGACATGGGCGAGGCTGTAACAGGTGGAGGTTTGCATGGTAAGGACTTAAGCAAGGCAGATGTATCAGTGAACATATATGCTCACATCAAAGCCCAAGAGACAGGCGAGATTATTAACATCTGTTGTGCTATTGGCGATGAGTTTGTTGACGGTAGACCATATGACGAAATAGTAGCTATTGCCGACGACTATATTAAAGACCTCGGTGGGTTCGAGAAGCTTGCTGAATGGGGACTGGTATAATAGAACCATGTCAACTAGCAAGCAAGTTAAACGAGTACCAAACCCGACAGGCAAGGGCGGCTTCCAAGAGCGACCGGAAGATCGCAACAATGGCCACTGGAGTCCAGAGAATACAATAAGCTATCAGTACCGACGCTTCTTGAAGATGTCGCCTGAAGAACTACGAGCATTTGCTAACGTACCGGAGAACGAACGCACAGTAGCGATGGATATAGCTTACTCGCAAGTACTAGCCTCTAGAAAGTCACTGCCGCATACTAAAGAGATAACAGACCGCACTGAGGGCAAGGCGCAGCAACAGATAGACTTAACCACCGGCGGAGATAAACTAAACATAGCATTGGTAGAATTTGTCGATGGAAATAATCAAGACGAAGATCCAACTACCGACGGAGTATAAAGAACTTTTTAACCCCAAGTGGAGGTATATACTCTATTACGGTGGTCGAGGTAGCTTAAAGTCCCATAGCGTGGCCAGAGCATTGCTACTTAGGGGCCGGGAGCAGAAGCTTCGCATCTTATGTACTCGTGAGATACAAAAGACTATTGATGATTCAGTGCTGAAGTTACTTAAAGATTTAATTATTCAATACGGACTAGACGATTACGCTGTAACACAAAAGACTATAAGAAATACTAAAACAGGCACAGAGTTTATATTTGCCGGTATCAGGTTAAACGTTACTGAAATCAAATCAATGGAGGGCATAGATATATGCTGGGTCGAAGAAGCTCAATCTATTACTGAGGAATCATTAGATGTGCTGACACCTACGATCCGAAAAGAGGGCAGTCAGATTATATTTACTTATAACCGAGTAAACGAATTAGATCCTGTCCACGTTAGGTACGTTATGAATCAACCAGAGGGTGCATACTCACTCAAGGTTAATTATGATGTTGCTGAAAGACTTGGTTGGCTGCCGGATGTGCTGAAGCTAGAGCTAGAAGAAGATCGCAAAGACCCGGTACTGTTTGCTCATAAGTGGCTAGGGGAGCCAATAGGCCAAGCCGAGAAGTCTATTGTTGCTAGAGACGCTATCTTGAGTGCTATGGATAGATCTGTCGAGCCTGATGGTAAGACTATTGTCGGTGCTGATATAGCTCGCATGGGTAACGATAGGACTGTGTTCTGGAAGCGCAAGGGTCTGAAAACTATATCTCATGAAATACACAGCAAACTAAGAACAACAGAGGTCTGCGATGCTTTAGAAAGGTTTATTGACTTCGATAAGACGGTAGAGGTTAAGATTGATGATACTGGTGTAGGCGGTGGCGTTACTGATGAGATGATTAAGCGTGGCTATGAAGTCGTTGCTATAAACTTTGGTGCCAAACCCGGCGATCCTGATAAGTACCCTAACCTGATAAGTGAGGCGTGGTTCCACATGGCTAATATAATATCCGATACTGAGCTACCTATGCACTCAGATCTTCTTATGGAGCTATCGACTAGGCAGTGGAAGCAAGACACTAGAGGCCGGCGAGCTGTCGAGAGTAAAGGCGAATATAAAAAGCGTGGCTTTAGAAGCCCGGACATCGCAGATGCTTGTATTATTTGCTACTACGAACCACAGACTTATATAACAATGGATGATATAGCTATGTAACATTAACGTTATGATATAATAATATTAGAACGCCTGGAGCGTCATAATTCAGGACATACATGAATCTAAAACAACGAATCCAAAACGCTTACAAATCATTTACCACATCCGAACTTGGTAATGGTAGAACACTCGCATCAGTACTTCGTAACTACGGTAAACAGGCAGACTTCCGGCCGCACCAACAACTCATGGGCATTACTTACAAGGCTATCGACAAGATCGGTATGTCTGTATCAGTCTATGAGCCACTTGTAGCAAAGAAGAATGGCGACACACTAGAGAATCACCCGATATATAACCTAGCAGCTAGACCGAACCCTAGACAGTCAGGTCATTACTTCCACCACCTTGAAGCTATGCTATACGAGATCTATGGTGAGACTTTCTGGTACTTAGTGCGAGGCGAACAGACTAAAAAGGTTAAAGAGATCTACTTACTCAACCCATCGCAGATGGAATTGGTAATTGACGAGGGTATGGTTGTTGGCTATATACTCCACAAGAATAATGGTCAGCAAGTACCATTTGAACCTAGTGAGATATATCACGATAAAAGACCTAACCCATTTAACGAGTGGCGTGGTATGTCAGTTATGGAACGTGCCGCACAGTATGTTGACATCGAATTAGTAACTACTTCGTTTACTTTGAACTACATGAAGAACAACGCCAGCCCATCAGGTATCGTCTCACTACCTAATATGTCTAGAGAGACGTTTAATCAATTTGCTGCACAGTGGCGTGAGGGTTATGAGGGGCCAGAGAACGCTGGTAAGACCGCATTCATTCGTGGCGGCGAAGCTGAGTTCAAAGCTGTCGGTGCAACACTTAAAGACGTAGATCAGAAGATCACTAGAGATATGGCCAAAGAAGATGTGCTTATGATGTTCGATATGCCTAAAGGCTTACTCGGTGCATCCGGCGAAAAGGGCATGGGTAGATCCGAAACTGAAGCTCTAGAGTATATATTCGCTAAGTATAAGGTAGACCCATCAATGGATCGCCTAGATGAAGCCTATGAGTTCATATTAAAAGACATGGGGGTTGCTGACTCTACTAGTGAAATAACCCATATATCCCCGATTCCAGAAGATAAGGTACACATTTTAAACAGCAACGATAAAGGTGTTGGCCGATGGATCACACCTAACGAAGCACGACAGTCTCAGGGGCTTCCACCTATACCCGGCGGAGACGAACTAAGGTCTGAAGATGCTGCACCTGTAACAACTGGTAAGACAATATCAAAGAAGATCGTACTTAAAAAGGTATCAAAAGCAGACATGGAAAAGAAACTAAACCAAGATCGTGAGAACTTTAGAACTAAATTAGTAGAAACTAATGATGTTTACTCTAAGAAGATGAAAGCTACAATGTCTAAGTTCGCAGCAGATCAAGAGGATTTGTTTATTAGTAAGATCAAAGCTAGTGTTAAAGCCTTTGACGAATGGATGTTTAATATCAAAGAAGAATCAATTGTACTAGCCGATATGCTTACGCCGATTGTTATAGACCTAATAGAAGCACAGGGCGAAGATGTAGCTAACTTCATTACAGGCGAGCTTCTAACAATATCGCCTGAGATGCGAAAGACTGTTGAGCAACATATTCTGCAAATATCTGGCGTATATAACCAAGATACTATAACTGCACTTGAAAAGACCCTGTCACAAGGTCAGACGGCCGGCGAGAGCTTAGTTAAGCTAAAGAAGCGTGTTGAGGCCGTCTACGGTGAAGCAAAGGGTTACAGGGCCGAGAGAATAGCCAGAACTGAATCACTCAGAGCTTCAAACATGACAGCCGAGGAAGTCTACAAGCAGAATGGCTACAACACTGTTGAATGGTTTGTAAACCCCGGTGCTTGTGAGTTCTGCGCTACTTACGCCGGTAGATCAAAAGAAATAGGCTCAAGCTTCACTAATATAGGCGATGTGATTACAGGTAATGACGGTGGCCAGATGCGGATTGAATATTCAGATATAGATGTACCGCCACTACACCCGAACTGCACCTGCTCTTTAGTACCGGGAACTAGCTGATGGATAAAAATCTGGAACTCTATCTTGAGGAACAGAGATCAGCCCTTATTGACTTAAACAAGGGTATTGCAGACTTATCTACTAAATTAGATGCACAAATTGAATCATATGTGCCGCCAACAGACGAAGTAAAAGTATCTGGTTCTGTCGAAGTAAACACTCAAAGAGAAGTAGAAGTAGAAAACCTTGAATCAATAAAAGAATGGTTAGTAGAATTAGGTCACACTGTATCTGAAGCAGTTAAAAGCAACTCATATAAGCCAGTCGATGAAGTGACTGTAAAAAATATAGATTCTGCTATTACCGAAGCTGTTGAGATCACAAATCTCGATAGCATTAAGACTTATTTTGACTCTGTTGCTGAAGCTGTTAAGAATAACCAACCGATTGTAAACGTCACTAAACAGGAGATCAAGTTTCCATCGTCTGCTAGAGATGCTATACCAGTTAGGTTATCAGATGGTAAATCATTCTATAATGCAATAACGCAAGCATTTTCTGGTGGCGTAAGTACTGCTGGACTTGCAACATCAGCTAAACAAGACGAGATAGTTACTGCAATAGAAAATATAGGTGGCTCATCCACTACAAACTACACCACAAGAATAGAAGAAGATTCAGTAAACAGTAACTACACCTACATAGGCAACGCTGTAATAGGCTCAAGTGAAGCTAGTGCTGTATGGCAGATTAAACGGCTCGACGCTACCACAGGCTTAATTAAACTATGGCGAGATGGTGATGATTTATTTAATAATGCCTGGTCAACAAGAGAAGCAGGAAGTTATTCATAAGGAGAAATATATGAAAGCGAAAATAACAGCAAAATCAGAACTAAGACTAAGCGACCTAACCAGAGAGTACACCTTTGACATCGTAGATGACGATAAGTCAATCCTTACCTCTCAAGTTATAACCTCACGACCCAGTGAAGTAGTCGGTCAGATACAGAATATCGTAGCTGAATATCAAACAGTGTACGAAGATACTAATGATGTAGAGGTAGGCGAAGAAGTCTAATGGCATTAGTAACTTACGTTTCTGCAGGAGTACACGATACTATGCTTGGTAGTGGTGCTATTATTGGTACTACTGTAAACATCACTACAGGTGGTGTGTCTTCTCTCGGTGTGACTGCACCCAACACGACCAACAAGATTACAGGTTGTTGGATAAACTTCTCGTCTATCCCATCAGTATCTAACTCAGGTAATATTACTATTGAAATAATGGAGTCTGGTGTCTCTAAAGCTACAGTAACCATGAACTATGCAGATCTTAAGCTTGGGTTCAACTACGCTCGGTTCACTACTCCTTATCAGTTCACCACTACTGCAGCAGGTGCATACATTGCTAGAGTAAAGAATACCGTTGCAACTGGATCACTTGGTCAACTTAAACTTGCCACTACAAACCTATGGTTCCAGTTCACTTATGACACGGCAGCAGCCATCGGTGCAACGGATGACTTATGGGTTGGTGGGTTCCATAACGCTGGGTTTACACCTAAAACTTGTACGATTAGTGGGACATCTAACGCATGGGGTAGTGCAGCAGCATTAGGTGGGGCGAGTACACAGTTTATGAACGCTGCATTGACAATAGGTAACGGTGGTACGTTCAAGTTTGACACTTCGGCTAGTACCACTCTACAGCTAAAAGGCAGCGTATGGGTAGGTAACGATGGTGTATACGACATGCGAGGCTCTGCCACTAAGTCGATAATTAACACGCTTATAATAGATAGCCCAACATCTAACGGTGAGCAAGGTATATTCACTGGTGTAACGTCTTACGGTGGTCAGATACTTACTACGGGAGCAACTTGTGATGTTTACACAACCTACGCCTCTGGTCTAGGTACGGCAGCCAGTCCACTCATTACTCAAACAGCTTGGGATGCTCAGGTAGGCGACGAAATCGTTATCGGTGGTGCCACAGATTACTTAAAGAATGAGACTCGGTTCATCATTACTAGGAACTCAAGTACTTCGTTCGTGCTGAGTAACACGGCTGGGGGTGCCGAAGCTGCACTAACCCAAACTCACGCAGCAGGTTCATACATGAATAACCTAACCCGAAACGTAGTAATAAAGGCTCTAACCAACACGAGAGGCTGGTGGATAAACAACGCCTCTAGCGTAAACTCATCTTTCGATTACACAAGAATGGAGTATAGTGACTCTAGCTCTGGTAAATCACTCACACTCACACCATCTAGCCTATCCACATTCGATGGATTAGTTTTGTATCAGGCATCAATTACTGGTCGTGGTTGTCTCTTGCTTAGACAGAACGATGGAACCGCACAAACACACACTGGCATCACCCTATACAACATGGGTGGTTCTAACTTCTCAGGTCAGTCGGGAATAAGTGGTAATGGTACGAGTAACAAAACTCTTAACTGGTGCTTTCAATACAACGCCCCATCAAGTACGTTCTCTTGTGCGTTAATATCATGGGGATTTACTTCAATAGGAAACACAGTCAACAACTGCCACTCTTACGGGGGCAATGCAATAAACTCTGCTGCTGGGTATGTATTTGGTATATTCTCCTCATCTGCAAATACCTTTAACAACTGTACTGCCAACGCTTGTAGACAAAACGCTGTATACTTCTCCTCTGCCATTGGGAACGTGTTTAACAACTGTAACTTTGGTACTATCGGTACAAACACCGTAGACACTTTTGCGGTCACAGGCACACTCAATCAAAACTACTTTAACACCTGTACGTTCGGTTCATCTACACTTCACTCAAACTACCTTAACCAACTTGATACAAGCATCACTAAGTTTCAGAACATGGATGGCAACACTTCTAAACATCGTTGGTACACCAACTACGGCTCATGGTGGAGTGCTGGAGCTGGGCTAACAGATACAACTGTTCGTACTGCCTCGTCATTATCTCTAGTAAGTAAACCAGAAAACGCTACGACTGGCTCTAGCTGGACATTTAAGATACCTGCCAATCCGACTTCTAACGTGGGTATATTCGGCTATGTATACAGAAATGCTACTTTTTCAAGCGGTACATTAAAGGTAGAGTTATTCTTACCAGGTACTTTACTAACAGCCACACCAGATGATACTTACACGTTTGCGACAACTACAGGTTCTTGGCTACCGTTCAACATCTCAGCATACTATTCAGGTACGGATTCTCGCTACGCTACAGTAAGAATCACAGGTGTAACTGCTACGGCAGGGGCATATTTCTTTGTAGACGACTTGTATGATGCTGGTACTGGTAACAAGGTAGCAGGACTTGACCTTTGGGATGAGGGACAACCATCTAAGATTATGGTTCAGTCTGACTTCTCAGTCGTGCCTGCTGCTGTATGGGGCTTCTCAGATGCTAATACTCAGGCTGGAACGATGGGTAAAATACAATCTGATACCAAACTACCTAACTTGTTGATTAAAGATAAGTTGAGTTAGTGAACCCGATAGAAGTCAGGTGTAAAAATTGCAATAGATGGCTTGCTACTGCTTCAGTAATGATAGCTGCTATAAAATGCCCTCGATGTAAGATGATATTTGAATATAAAGTCATGAGTAGTTTACATGTTACTAATCAATATGATATGATAATGCCAGAACCCCATGAGGTCACTCCGCATCAAGCGGACACATCTGTTACAAGATGATGTGATCTTAAGGGTCTTTTTTAATAGGAGAAAATAATGCACATAAAATCAGACGGTTATATCGAAAAAGCAAGCAAACTCGCAGAGGGTGAAGTTGAATTTGTTGTTTCAACTAATGCTTGGGACTCACATGGCGAAAGAATTGACGTTAACGGTATTGATCTAAAAGACTACAAAAAGAATCCAGTTGTTTTATGGGGGCATGATGGATTTAATCTTCCAATTGCTAAGACTGTAAAGATATGGAAAGAATCCGGTAAACTAATGGCTCGTGCTAAGTTCTACATGAAAGATGCGTTTGCACAGAAAGTTTATAACTACATTGTTGATGGTTATTTAAATGCTGTATCAATCGGTGGAATGGTTGAGGAGTGGGCGCAAGACGGTCTTACGATCGCCAAGCTCAACATGAAAGAGTTTAGCGTTGTATCTATCCCGGCCAATCAGGAAGCTCTAGTAGCATCTAAAAGCCTAGACGGAGAACAGAAAGCTGAACTTAGAGCATTAGGTAATGCATACGCTCGTAAGATGCTAGATGAGAGTGCTGGAGTAACGGAGATCCAGAAAGATATAGCAAGATTAGAGACGCTCGTAACCACTTTAAAGGAAGTAGCTGGCAACAGTGAACCCCATGAAGTAAAGGTAAACGAAAATAATAACAGACGAGTTGTTTTGCGCCAGGCGCAAGCGGTCGATCAACAAGTCGAAACCGTCATTAGACGGATTAAACTCAAAGGAGAAATTAAATGAGTGAAGAAAAAAATGTCGTTGAAATCGACAGCGATGTAGTTGATACTATCGCAAAACAAGTTCAAGAATCTATGGAGAAGTCAATGCCTAAACAAGCTACTGCTGAAGAAATTGCTGAAGCTATCGTTGCAAAGACTGAAAGTGTTGATAAGAAAAAGATCCATGACGACAGCAAAGTTGTAGACAAAGCTGCTAAAAGCGGATTTGACTCACTTTCTAAAGAGCAAAGATTTGCTCGTGGTCTATTAGCGTTCAAAAACAACGATGCACAAGGTATTGCTGAATATAACGGTTATGTAGACAAAGCATGGCAAGAGGTTAACAAGTCAGACTATCAGAACGTTACTACAACTGCTGATGGTGGCGCACTTGTTCCTGATCCAGAGTTTGTAGCTGAAGTAGAACGCCTAACAGCTGACTACGGTGTTGCATCTCGTCTTGCTGACGTTCGTCAGACAGATCGTGACTCAGTTACTCTATTAGCTGGTACAAACGAAATTAGCTTTACACGAACAGGCGAAGCAACAGCGCAAAACGCTCAGAAGCTTACCTATTCTGCTACTACTGTTGCTCTTGATAAGTACATTGCAACTCTAGTATTCACAAGTGAAGTTATTGAAGATGCTGCTATCAATCTTTGGAACGATGCTGCAACTGAAATCGCTCGTGCAAGAGCTAAGTTATTCGATCAGTTAGTATTCACAGACGCAACTTATGGTCTTCTATACGCACCAGACGCAGGCGAGGCTTACAAGACTCTATCTGTTGGTTCTGCCATCACTGACTTTTCAGGTGATGATGCTATGGATGCTAAGTACAAAGTTGTTAGCTCTGTTCGTCGACAAGGTAAATACTTCATGCACCCTACTGTATGGAATATGCTTCGTCAGACTAAAGAAGCTACTACTGGTGGTTACTTGTTCGGGCCAGTCGGTGAGGGTGTAAACCCTACTATCGATGGTGTTGGTGTTGAGTTAGTTGACATACTTCCAGAAAAGGGGGATATCACATCTAACGAACCTTTTGCACTATTTGGAGATCTAGGTAGAGTAAAGATCCACGTTAAAAGACTTCTTGAAACAAAGATCTTTGACAGTGGTGTAGTTAAGGATGCTGGCGGTGCAGATATAAACTTGATCACTCAGGACTCATGGGCGATTCGTGCAACACTTCGATGTGTTCCACAAACACGCTTCCCAGGTGCTTTCGTTATTATCGGTACTGGTACAGTAAGTTAAGGGGGACTAAATGGCACAGATTAACAAATTAAAGGTAGCAGCTGGTAGTTTAGTTACACTCGGCGGTGTTGACTTAGGTCATACTGTTGATGGTGCTGAAATCGAGATCGAGAGAGAGTTCACTGAGGTTAAAGCTGATATATACGGAAATACTCCGATTGACTATGTTTTAACAGGTCAAAAAGCTACAGTGAAACTAAAGCTCGCCGAGATTCATCCCGGTACACTAAACTACGTTGTTCCAGAATCAGACTATGACGTTGGCACTGCCGATGATCATGTGCATTTTGGTACAAAGGCTGGTTATAGTTTGCGAAATGATGCTCTAGAATTAGTTATCACTCCACAAGGTGGTAACACTGATGGCAACCTAACCATTACGTTCTTTAAAGCTGTTTCTACAGATAATGCTAAGTTCGCTTACAAAATAGACGAACAGACAGTGTTTGAAACCACGTTTACTGCACTAGTAGACGAGAGTAGAGCCGCTACTGACGGAAGACTACTTGGTCGAATGGGGCCGGCTACTATTAGCTAGGGTTTACCCGCATAAATTAGAGCATCAGCAATGGTGCTCTTTTTTATATACTAAAAAATAATATGGGTGTATAATAAACTTATGTTAACCAATTATCTAAACCGGGCAATCTTAACAATAAGAGAGGTAGCAAATGGCATTGATCGCACAGAGCGACTTGCAGGCGAGACTAGGGAGGAGTTTGACAAGCGACGAGGCAACCGCTTTCGTACTTATAAACTCCGCAACGCAAGCATTCGTAGAAAAACTAATCGGAAGTAGTGTCGAAGCTGCCAACGAGACAACACGCTATTATGATGGCGGTGTTCAACATCTTAAAATTGATCCCTGTACATCTATAACAGCCCTTAAACAAGTAGACGACGATGATGTGGTAGTTTATACCTATGACACGACCGACTACACTACAGAGCCTAAGAACAGGACTTGTAAGACCATGCTCCGACATCGTTCAGGCGCATTCGTTACTGGTATGAACAATATATCTGTTACTGCTAAGTTCTCTATATACGAAGATACTGACTATCTAAACATTGTAAAGAATGCAATGCTCGACTTCCTAGCTAGTGAAATTCAAAATGTGAGCAATATCACAAAAGAATCTATTGAGGGTTACTCAGTAGAGTACGCACAATCTGAATCACAGTCCGCACTTAACCCTATTAAATATCTGTTTCCGGAGATCTAATGAACCCCACTGACTTAAAAAGATTTATGCAAAAGGTAGAAAAAACCGACAAGTGTTGGCTATGGACTGCTGGAACACAAAAAGGCTATGGAGCCTTTCACCTTAATGGATCTATGAACCGAGCGCACAGGGTTATATACAGGCATTTCTTCGGTGATATTGAAGATGGTCAGGAGATAGACCACACTTGTTTTATAAAGAACTGCGTTAACCCATACCACTTAGATAAGGTTACTCCATCTGTCAACACTAGGAGAGGCAAGCGTAACGCAAAACAGGTCAAGCTAACTTATAAGTCACAAGAAACGGAATACTGCAAAAATGGTCACAGGCGTAACATTGGGAATACTTACGAATTTGGCAAGTATAAAATTTGTAGAGTATGCCAATTGGCTAGTGTTCGTAAATACCAGAGGAGGGTAGCAACATAAAACCTCCGATGCTTCACACTGCTTACAAGGTTACTACAACCCGAAATGCTTACGGTGATTTTATTGCATCGACTTCGACTGAACTGCCATGTCACTTTAGATATATTACAAGTCAAGTTAGTACGAACCCGAATGAGATGATTCAATCTGACGCACAGGCTTGGTTCGAGTCTGACTCAGGTGTGCAAAAAGAAGATATCCTAGAGATTGACGGTGAGCATTTTAGAGTTGAAAGATTAGTTAAAGCTAGACGGCTCCGCAATCCAGCTGTTTTATTTTTAAAGGTAGATCTGCTTAAATACGGAGTTATATCATGAATAAGGTCACAGTTCAAGATAAGATGCCACAGTTTAAACGATCTCTATATTCTGTATTAGATGATGCTATCAGAGAAGCCGGTAGAGATACTTTAATAAAGGCTAAGAATAAAGCCCCATATGCCAAAGGTGGACTTCGGTCTAACTCAGTAGTCGATAAAGTCGTGCCACTTAAATATCGTGTTTCATTTTGGATTGAATATGCTCGCTATCAAGAGTTTGGTGGAGATAGCAACCGAACAGTTAAAAAATATACAACCGGGGGAACTGGTAAACACTTCTTAAGAAACGCCGGCGACGAAGAATCTAAGAAGTTATCTATGACATTTAAAAAACACGCACAGAGGGCAAGAGCATGACAGATGTAGCATTAACAGTTGGTACTTATTTATCTAACGCCGGCTACGGAACCGTCGGAACTGATATATTTATAGGCCAAATACCGGCATCGCAGAACGGTATTTACATATTAAGATCAGGTGGTCAGTTAAATAACTATGTACCTATTGAGGAGACAGTCGTCGACATCTATGTTAAAGACACTAGTTCATCTGACGCTATATCCACACTCGAATCTATTAAAAGATATATACACCGGATGCATAACACTACAGTAGCGACCGACTACGTTTACACTTTCTTGGTTATTGGCGACGTTGAAGATGTACAAAGGGATCTTGAGCTTGCCAAAATATATAAAATAACACTTCAGGTAGTCCACCGAGACACCGGGTTAATAAGTTAAGGAGAATAGCATGGCACTAACAATAGACGATCTAAGACCTAAGAATTTCAAAGTAAATATTAAAGGTGTTGAGCTTGAATGTAAACCACTACGAATGAGCCACACGCTTATTGTTTCAAAGATTGGTGACATCTTCCAGAACGTATCAACGTCTACTAACGATCAGATCACGCAGGCGCAAAAAGATATGGATGAAGTTATTGCCGATTTAATACCTGAGCTATCTGGTATAGAATTAGATATGTCAGCAACGCTTGAGCTTATAACACAGATGATGGATCAAGTACAACCTGATGATAATAAAGAACTAAGCGATAAGGGGGTGTCGTTTGACACAGACCCAAAAGCAGAGAAGATTGGCTAATGATGGTACCTGAGTTCATGAGATTCTATAACTACACGACGACACAGGCTCTAGACGAGCTTGCTAAGACGTTCTTTAGTCTCGTTAACTCA